TGAGTTATCTCTAACAGGTTAATGTCTTTCGAATCACACTCACCAGCCTCTATACGCTTCATTTCCATATCATCCAGATAATGGTCTACGTCTAATGCACGAGATTGATTGGCCTGATTTGATTTAGGTTTGTCTTTTCGCATTGCCATAATTGCTTTAGCTGCATCTATTACTTGTTTAGATTTCATTTATCACCACCATTTGCTATTTCATAAGCTTTCACTTTAACCAGCTGATCGATAACTGAAGACATTGAAACTTTCTTAGCCTTTGTTCCGTACTTCTTTTCCTGCTCTTCTGTGTAATGCTTTGCTAGCTCATTGAGTAGAGCGTGAGTCTCAGACCACACCTGAAGCTGTTTGTATTGCTTTTTGAATTCGGTCATTTAAATCTCCTGTTTTGTTAAGGCAAGTATTGCTGACAAACAATTAACGGTCAATAGTTTTTTATTTTATTATTTTTGTATTGACACAAATCCATATCCAATACTAAGATAACCACATCAACAACAAAGAGAGTGATTGAGATGAAACTAACATACCAGCACGCAGTATTTGGGACTTACGGTCGTGTATATGAATTGAGAAAGGTGAAGAAGTGATTAAGTTACTACAAAAGATTAACGTAGTTGAGGCTGGATTAATTGGCATTTATTTATCAATAATCCCATGCTGCTACGTCATGGTTAAGGTTGTAGAAAGTAATACTGGGATTGGTGAATTACTATCCTTATATATTTTCTGGCCAATGATGTCAGCTTTAGTTATGGGCTTGATGTCCTTTTGCCATTTAGCAAATCAAATGAAGAGTTCAGAAAATGAGTAAAAAACACAAACCAAAGTTACCTTTGAGTTATGCGGAGATTGATACTTGTTGCTCATCCATTGGTGTTACTTATGATGGTGATAGGTGCGAGCTTAGCAAGGAGGAAGCTGGGTGGATTAACGATCGATTATCGCAACCAACCATAACTAACTACATCAAAGATAACGAAGAAGCATGGAAGAAGTGCAAGCGAAGCATGGTTAACATTAGCGAACTTAAACGAATTGCAGGGGTGGAGTGATGGATATATATGTAAACATAATGCAGTCAATGCTAGGTATCTCGGCTGGGTTGTTTATTGGAGCGACAGATGTTAATAAGAATGATAAGTTTTGGGGGCTGATGATGCTAGTCGCCACGTTTACATTAGGATTTGCAAAGATGTAAAACCAAGCCCTCACAATCGAGGGCTTTTTGTTTATGCGATTCCCACTCTATTGAATGTTATGCTTGCTGAATTTGATGGATTCCATCCAGAAAGTGACGCCGTAGGTTGCTGAGTAAGTATGCCGCCTGAGTTGTTTCCAGACTCGTCCCTAGCAAGCTCAATCCAGAGCTTGGAGCCATTCGCAGGCTCTAGACTCAAGTCAAAACTCTCTCTCCATATGGTATCACTATCATCAATTTCTGTCGTTGATGTTGAACTTACCTGAACTGCATTAGCCTCAACTCCATCAGCAGCATACATTAATCGCCCATGAAGTATTGACGTCCCGAACGACCCGAACCTGCCCACTCTAATGTCTATCTCAATAAGGTACTGAATATTATCCGTATTGCAGGTCACCGTGCCGTCAGATGCTACAGTTAATTCACTACCGCTGGTGCTTCCTCCGGATCCAAAGTTAACTCTAATCTTTCCTGAGTCGCCAGTTCCTGTTGGGTTTTGGATCGTTGAGGTACTAAATTGACCTATATCAACTCGATAAATCGAGTCGGCCAATGGTGTTATTGGGTTGCTGTTTTTGCGGATATTTATTCCATTCTCATCAATATACAAGCCAAAATTATCACCTGCTTTATTGAAATAATCGAATACCGCGTAATCACCATCTTGGAAGACACCTATAGCAACAGCGCCCCAATCATCACTAGGAGGTGCAACTCCATTTCCGCGATAAACGAAGATAGGAGTGTCCTTAGTATCATTAGTGCTCCCTTGATACCACGCTGCGCTAGAGTTAAGAATTGGGTCTAATTCTCCAGTCGGAATGTAGCTAGTTAGCGGAGAGTTAACAAAATCGCCACCCTGCTTTACAGGCACGTGCGATTCTGTTGTATTATCTTGAGTTCCACCGCCACCCCCACCACTTGGTTTAGTTCCTTTAAAAAACATTACAAATCACCTCCGTCAGCCGGGGTAACATCCAAATCAGCATCACCAGTGGTTGCATAAGCCCAGATAAACTCTGCCGCCGCTACCTTACTGTAACTCCCCCACGCGCCAGATTGGGTAAGATTCCCACTTCTTGGCGTGTCATTGCCATCACCAGTTGGCTCTGTTGCACTCTCGGTTAGGATCACACCATCACTTAATAGGACGATAGTTCCTTCTTTGCTAACGTTGGTTACTTGCGTCCAAGTTTGGTTTGGGCAAGATACTCTTTGTGTACTCATAAAAGCTCCTTAATTTTTAGGGCTATCAATAGAAGTATAATAGTAATATCCAATTGTGGCTTTGTGTATTGTGGGAAGGTGATTTTTAGGTCAAAAAAAACCTCCAGCGATTGGAGGTCTGATGTAAACAATAATCAATAAAGTAGAGTGATGATGAAAACAGTACAAGGAAACCATTTCATGAACCAACTATAGCAGATTTTTACAGCCGCATTGGTTTTTATTAGTTTTTGCAGAAAATACACCCTACAGACTCAAATGAAATATCTTCGCCGCACTTGCATCGGTAGTTATATGTAGCTTTGAAAATATCTGGCTTACATGGGTAAAGCTCACCCCCTTACAACATATCAGCATCAACAAGCGAACGAAGATAAGCACTAGGCGGTAAACCTTTGCTATTAGCCTTCAAATGCTCTAACTGTTCAGCGTGCAAGCGTAATGAATATCGAACTTTTGGCAGCTTTGCTGCTTTGAATAGGTGTCTTATATAAATCTTTCTTTATAGCGCCCACTAAGGGCGCGTTAGTTGTTTAAATTACTTTAAAATCAATGACTTAAAATGGAATGCCATCATCGAAGTCTGTCGGTACATCGCTATATTGTGGCGCACTACTCTGAGGCGCATTGAAGTTACCACCACCCATCGGCTTATCTTTACCTTTGCGATCATTGATAGTTAGCTTTCCGTAAGTATCACCACCCAATCCATCTAGTAACTCTTTAGCTGTCTGCTTTGTGTCTTTAGTAAATGGAACGTAAATGTGCATGTTTGTCGTAGGCTTCCATTCGCCAGTTTCCTTATCCTGGAACCAGTCACCCTCAGCTTGAAGCGCAATGGTGATTTGAGCGTTAGTTAGCTCTGGACAGATATCTTTACCACCATGATTAACTGACGTTACACCACGTAATTTTGCACAAGCGATTAGAGCGTTCAGAGTATTCCAACCAAAGGAATTTGAACCATCACCCTTCTTGTAGCAAATTGACATGTAATTTGCCTCGCGGCCATCGTCAGACTTAAAGTCAAGATTCAGGAATTCAGCACTACTTGATGGAGATTTAGTCCATTCAGCGCGAGTGATTACACCATCATAGATTGCCGATTCGTTAATGCGATTTCCGCCACCGCTTACTGATTTTGCTGCGTTAGTGTCTAATTGAAACATTATTTGTCACCCTTAATTTTATTGATAATATCGGTTAAGTTTGGTTGCTCGTAAGCGTTTAGCTTTCCACTTCTATCTTTAGCTGTCGCACTTGTTGATGGTTGAGTCTGTAAGTGCCTCGACTCAGAGCTCTCATCAATGCAAAGATAAAACACCTCATCAAAGTAACTATTAAGCATCTTCTGAACAGCTGAGCCTTTAATGAATGGCTTCTTAGTTACAACGCCACCATCTAAAACACCTTCTGGAAGAGCCGTAAACACAACACTCTTGTCTAAATCCCTGAACGCCTTAATGGTTGCTGTCATTCTCTTTGAGTACTCGCCCCACATCTTTAGAGCCATTTTTGGATCTCTAAACTCTGGAAGATTCTCAAGAGTAAATACCAACTTATCAGATAGCTCAGTTAGTGAATCTAAAGCTACATACTCAAAGTGGGCCCACTCTGGATTCTTGGTTAAGTTCTTATAAACCTCCTGTAAATCACCCCATGCTTTTATCTCAACTACTGCAATGTCTTTATCGTTAAGGCAGAGTAATCCAGATTCAGCAGATACAATAAGAGTTTTATCTTCTGGCAAAGTGCCTAGTAATGTAGTTTTACCCATACCACTATCTGCATAAACGATAGCCTTAACCTTTGAAGCATGAAGACCTTTAGTTGTTGTTAATTGCATGGTTACTTTCTCTTTTTCATGTCGTTAATAATTAAAGAGCGAATGTAAGCGGTAATACTGCCGTGCTCTTCCTTTTTATCTCGAAGCCATTGAGCCATTTCACCCTTGGCTACCCATTGCGGTACTAGTTGGTTCATAATTACCTCTTGCCGTTTCGATGAGTTAACTATACGTATTTAGTTTACGTACGTCAATAAATTATTCTTACTTTTTTTGCGTATCTTTTATCTTGACCAATCCACTCTATATACACTAAGCTTCACCTACACAAACAGGAGGTATAAATTATGATCAAACACGTTAGGACAAGATTGTATTGCTCACATAAAACAGAAGCTAAAGCAAAAGAGCATGCGGCATTTGTTGAATCTAAGAATGAAAGTAAAGTATTAGCAACTGGTTATGAGTTCGATGAGAAACTAGGTCATCGTAGCTGGCTTGAAATGATGGAGTTGAAGGATGATTGTAATAAGGAAGATTTAGATGACTAGTAAAATTGAACTGGCTTTATTGTCAGCAGCGGTAGAGATTAACGCGAAGTATCCAGGTAAGTTAATCACTCGCACTAAAGAAGAGGCAGAGCAACAAGCTATAGATAAGCGAGCTAACCACCTAGTAAAACAAGATGTATCAGCGATTAAATCAAAAGCAGCGCATAGAGATTTGGATGTGATCGACAATTCAGACCGTGGTTATGGCCAAGGCCGTAGAATGGGTGACTAATGAATCTCAATGATTTAGCTAGAGATGCACTAACGGGTAATGACATAGAAGCATTCGAAAAAATGTTAATGCTCCGCAAAGAGTGCACAAGAAGCGGTATACATACAGACGAAGTAACCAGGATAGTAAAGGAAGTATTAAATGAAGATAGCAAACCCGCAACCATGCCAGAAGCAAAAGCAAAACAAGCAACAGCACTACGTCAACTTAATAAGGAGATGAGCAAATTACTGAGCACTACACACTATCAACAGTAAGTAAGAAAGAGCTAACAACACAATGGGCGGGTAGCTGCCCTATATCAAATCAATTAACACCATAAAGTTGAGTGAATCATTATGAAACTAGAAGTTAGGCACACAATATC